CGCTGATCGACTTGAAGACGACGATAGCGCCCGACCCAGAAGGCTTTGCCAAGCAAGTGGCCAACTTCGGCTATCACATTCAGGAGAGCTTCTACCGCAGGACGATGGGCCTGATCGGGGAGGAGATCGACAGGTTTATCTTCATCAGCGTGGGCAAGGAAGCGCCTTACCCCGTTGGCGTGTACGAACTTGACTGGCGCACGCTCAACGAGGGCGACGCGGCAGTTCAACACGCGCTGGAGCAGTATGCTATAGCGCGCAACACGGGCGTCTGGGGCTACGGGTATGGGGAGCTGCAAACGCTCCAGATACCGCGCTGGGCGTTCCAATTCACCGCGTCACACGGCGCATAACACAGGCACACAACGTCAAGGAGACAAACATGCCAATATCTTTCGGAGAAACATCAGACGCGAGCGGCGCGTATATACGGGTTAACCTTCCGCAGAACCGCTGGACGGTAAACAAGGGCGGCGACCCCGAAGCCATCGACATGGCCAAGGGCATCGCAATCGACATCGCAAACGTGAAGTTCGGGTGGCTCAAGATCGCCATCGGGATGCGCGACTGGCAGGAGTGGCCATCGCCATCGCAGCCGCTTCCGAAGCCGACCGAGACGGACTCGGAGGGCAAGCCAGCGTACAAGCAAGGCTTCGACGTGGACTGCTGGATGTCGGACGGCACCAAGGCGCAGTTCAGCAACAACTCATACGGCACGGGGCAGTTCATCGCCAAGCTGTACAACCAAGCGGAAAGCGCGCCGGAGTTCGCGCAGGGCATGGTGCCGGTTGTCAGCGTCACGACGTCCACGCCTGTCGTGGTTGGCAAGGGCACGTCATACGATCTGGGCTTTGCCATTGTGAAGTGGATTGCGAAACCCGCAGATAGCACGCCGCCCAAGCCGGAGCCGGTGCCAACCGCAGCGGCACCCGTTTCCAGCGTGGTAGACGCAGACGACTTCGGCTTCTAAGATAACAAGCTCCACGCCTGCCTCGGCGGGCGTGGTTATAACAAAAGTTTGAACGGGGAAGTGGGATGAGCGTAAACTATTTTGCAAAGGTACGGGAAAGCGTCGTTTCCGAGATCGGCATGGCTCCGAAGGGGCGTCGCAACGAGGCGCTGAACCTAGCGGCATACGCGCTGGGTCGGCACGCGCACATGGACGCCGCCAACATAGATAGCAGCGTCATAGACTTGCACACGGCGGCCAAGGCAATCGGGCTGCAGGAACACGAGATCAAGGCAACCATTGGCAGCGGGTTCAAGCGGGGCAGCGAAAACCCGAAGACGCTTGAAAACGATGACGCGGTGCCGTTTCAGCCGAGCGAGATGGATCGCCTGATCGTAAGGCTGGCCAGCAAGGATCTGCTGATACGCGACGAGGAAACGCGCGCCGAGAAAATCGCAAAGGCGCAGGCAGCGTGGGAGCGCAGCGTGCCAATATCACGCGAGAACAAGGACGCCGTAAGACCGGCGCTGCTATACCTGAACAACCGTGGCATGCGCGCAGGCGTGGCAGAGGGCGTCGCGCGGTTCAGCCCCAGCCTATACGACGGGCCAGCGATACTGTTCCCCGCGACCAACGCTGAAGGCGACGTCTGCGGCGTGCAGGCGGTGCTGCTGACGCCGGACGGGAAGAAGCGCGAGCATAACAACATCAACAAGTATTCACGCGGCAGCCTCGTAGGCAATGCCATGCGGATCGGCGACCAGCACGAGGGCGGCGCGATCATATTGGTCGAGGGGCCAGAGGATGCGCTGAGCGTGCGTCAGGCAATCATGGGCCACGTCGAGGCGACGATCGTCTGCACGTTTGGCAAGTCAGGCATGAAGACGTTTAACGCGCCGCGTGCATCAGACGTCACGATCTGCGCAGACCCAGACTTAGACGTGGAGGCGGTCGCAGACGTGCTGCGCGGAGACGGCAGCACCGACGTCCACGTCGTGCGCTTCGACGCGCTGGGCGTGGAAAACGTAAAGGATGCCAACGACTACCTGCAGGAGGCGGGCGCGGAGAAGCTGCGCGAGGCGCTGGCGCTGGCGAAGCCGGTCGAGGAAGTGAAGCAGGAGCGCATCGCAGGCGAGCGCCAGTGGCCAACCGCATACGAGCCAATAGATCCCGCGACAATACCGGCGCGGCGGTGGATATACGGGAAGCATTACGTGCGAGGCCATGTCAGCGTGCTGGCCTCTGCGGGTGGCGTCGGGAAGACTTCGCTGCAAATCGTGGAAAGCCTGTGCATCGGAACGGGCAAGCCGCTGCTGGGCGAGGCCATACACGAGCCGTGCAAGGTGTGGATCATCAACCTCGAGGATCCGCTGGAGGAGATGCAGAGACGCCTCGCGGCGGCGATGCTGCATTACGGCGTCACCGCCGAGGAAATACGGGGGCGCTTGTTCCTCGACGCCGGAAGGAGCCTCAACATGGTGTTCGCCAACCAAGGGCGCGACGGGATCGAGATAAACGACGAGATGCTCGACTACATGGCGGCCAAGATCAAGGAGAACGACATCGGCATGGTGATGATCGACCCGTGGGTCGGCGCGAACCAGATCAACGAGAACGACAACGTGGCCATGAATGCAGCCGTCGGGGCCGTCCGTAGCATCTGCGACGAAACAAACTGCGCCGTGGCGCTGGTGCATCACATCCGCAAGGGCAACGGCGACGAGGCAACCATAGACAGCGTCAGGGGCGCGGGGTCGCTGATCGGGGCGGCGCGTGCGGCGCGGGTCATCAACAAGATCAGCGCGGAAGACGCGCAGAAGCTGGGCGTGTCAGAGGCGGAGAGCCTCGGCATATTCCGCGTGGACGACGGCAAGGCAAACTTGGCACCGCCAGCCGCGAAGGCGGTCTACCGGCGCATGGTGGGCGTGCAGCTGCCAAACATGGAATATGTCGGCGTGGCCACGGAATATGCGATGCCGGATCTCTTCGACGGCGTGTCGGCGCGCGACGCGATGAAGGTGCAGCGCGCGGTGGGCGACGCGGAAACGCAGGGCGAGCCGCTCCGCGCAAACGTGCAGGCCAAGACGTGGGTCGGCGTCACGGTGGCAGACGTGCTGGGGCTGGACTTGGACAAGCGCCACGAGAAGGCGAAGGCCAAGGCAATCGTGGCCAAGTGGATCGAGAACGGCGTGCTGCGCAAGACGTCTGCGCCAAGCAAGCGTGACGGCAGGGATGTGCCGTGCGTGGTGGTGGGTGAATGGATAACGGGAGAGGAGGCGGGGGTATGAACAGGCCAATATATGAAAGCGAAGAAGACCGGAAAAACGAGCAGGCGATGGCAAATTTTATCGGGGCAAAGTATAGGCTGACGATGCACAAGATGCCGATGAAGCTATACATAGATTATATAGGCATACAAAACGGCAAGGCGAAGGCGTTCTTTGAAATGCGCCAGCGCGGCAATGCAATGCGCCAGTATCCTACGTTCATGCTGGGGATGCACAAGGTGAAGTCGGCGCATGACTTGGCGTCAGTAACGGGGCTCCCGTGCTGCTTGGTGGTGCAGTGGACGGATCACCTCGGCATGTGCAGGCTGCCGCCGCCAGAAAGCGCGAACCTATATTGGGACTGGGGTGGGCATAACCAACGCGGAGATCCGCAGGATATGGAGCCGGTGGCCTATTTCGATATATCAGCGTTCAAGGTGCTAAGATGATGGCCAGCGAGATGGGTGGCGTAGGGGGCGTTTCCGCACGTTCCGCACTTACCGCACTTATGGTGCGGCGTGGTGCCGAGGGTGCGGTAAATACGGCAAGAAATCTTCCGCCGCACCACTTGCATATATATATGCAAGGTGCGGAGAGAAGTGCGGGCGTATTTATTGAAGGTGCGGAGATTGTTTTACTGGGGATGCGTAGAGGGCATGGGCATGGTTAAACGGAAAGGGCGTCGGCCTACGGCAAAGCAGATAGCGTCGAAGGGGAAGTTCACGGTTGGTGAAAGGACGGAGCCTATACCGGCGGCAGTCTGGGGTCAGCTGGAGCCGCTCGATCGGGTGGCGCGGGAAATGACTGAGCGGTGGGGTGACACGCTGCCGTCGCTGGTCACGCCGGAGCTGGCGGGCAAGTTCGCGGCGGCATACGAGGCGCTGAAGCAGGCGGTCGTGGATTGTGATGTCGTCAGGACGAACAAGATCGCCACGCAGCTCATGGCGGGGTGGAGGCGCATGGAAGCGGAAGCGGAAGGCGCGGGGCATAAGCCGCTGTCGCCGCACGCGTGGTGCGTGGAGCTGGATGGCGGGCAGATCGTGTGCTTCGCGCGGCAGGGATGCGCTGAACTGCGCAAGCGGTATCCCGAGTGGGTGGTGTATTCGTTCGAGGATGCCGCGTGCGTGCTGAAGCAGCACTTCAGCGAGGCGTTTCTGCAGAAGGCGTTCGAGACGTTCCCCAACGCGAAGGTGACGCGTGTGGTGGATGAAAGTGGCAACAATAACATTGAGGATGACATACCATGGTGACTAGGGAAGATATTTTACGCACGGCCGGTGAGCTTATCACGGGCGATAGGCAGCGGACGTATGGCTCCGCAAAGGCGTCGCACGCGACCATTGCTGGCATGTGGTCGGCGTATCTCGGCGTGCCTGTGACGGAGGTGGACGTGGCGGCGATGATGGTGCTGCTGAAGGTATCGCGGTCGCGCTCAAGCGATCACTCGGACAATTGGGTGGACGTCTGCGGGTACGCTGCGATAGCGGGCGAATTGGAGGCGGGGCATGGCGAGGATTGAGCTGGACACCGTGCGGAGGTATGACCGTTTCGGCGGTACATACGATAAGATGCAGCGCGCGAGGTGCGAAGGCTTGGAGGTCGTTGGCAACGGATTTATCGTGCGGGAGATGTGCAAGTTGCTCAGAGGCGCTGGGAAGCCGCTGGAGGAGCCAATCGAGGTTTACAGGGGGGTGACCAGCTGCTTTGTCGTTATGCCGCTTCAGCGGTGGTTAAAACGAGCGTGAGGGCATGTTTAGCCTCTGCGGCAGACACGCCGACGCTCAGACGCCCGCGCGCGGATACGCATTTTTTACCAAATGGTCAATTTTTTACCATTCGGTAAAAACACAATATGTTGTGGTTTGACGTAAACGCATAGCTTCGGATAAACGTAAGTGCTTGATAACGTTGCACAAAAGCAGTTATTTAACATAATAACTATTATGCGATCGCCGTTTTGCTATGCGCTGAGCGCAAAACACCCCCCCCCACTTCGCGCTCAGGCGGGAGCGTGTGTGTATAGAAAAGCGCACACACCCCCGCACCCCCTACGCGCTTGCCATACCCATGGCCCCGCGCTAAAATTTCCCGCGTACAAGGAGAAGCATCATGGCAGGCAAGGCGTTACGCAAGCGCATATTGACGGAGGTCGCCTCCAACGGCGGCGCAGATTGGCTCTTTGACCAGATCGCGTCCGGCGTCACCGTTGCCGAGCTGGCACGCCAATACGGCTGCACGCGCAGCTATGTTAGCAGGAGCCTGAACAGCGTTCCCGAGTATGCCGCCGCGCTGAGCAAGGCTCGCGGCGAGGCAGCGGATGCGCTGGTGGAGCAGGGCTTGGAGATGGTTGACGGGTTGAGCGGCGCCAGCAGCCCGACGGAGATCGCTGCCACGCGCGAGAAGGTGCAGTGGCGCAAGTTCATGGCTGGCTCGATGAATCAGGAGCGCTACGGCACGCGCCCGCAGAGCAATGTCACGCTTTCCATTGGCGATCTGCACTTGGATGCGCTGCGCAAGTTCAGCGCCGACATGAAGCGCGTGAACAGCGAGGCCGAAGCGGCCACGATTGACGCGGAATATGTGGAGGTGGCGGATGAGTGACGCCAACCCGTTTGACGATTTTGTAGTGGAATACTACGACGACCCCGTGCGTTTTGTGCGCGAGGTGCTTGGCGCCGACCCGCTGCCATATCAGGCCGAGTTTCTCTCTGCGATTGCGTCCGGCGAGCGCAAGATCAGCGTGCGCTCTGGGCACGGCACCGGCAAGTCTACGTCTGCCAGCTGGGCGATGCTGTGGTTCCTGTTTCTGCGCTTCCCGAATAAGGTTGTCGTCACCGCGCCGACATCTGGCCAGCTCTTTGACGCGCTCTTCGCGGAGATGAAGCGGTGGATCAACGAGCTGCCGCAAAATCTGAAGGACATGGTCACGGTGAAGTCTGATCGCGTTGAGCTTACCGCTGCCGCGTCCGAAGCGTTCATCTCGGCCCGCACGTCTCGCGCCGAAACGCCGGAGGCGCTGGCCGGAGTGCATAGCGAGCATGTTCTGCTGGTCATCGACGAGGCGTCAGGTGTGCCGGAGAAGGTGTTTGAGGCCGCCGCTGGCAGCATGTCTGGCCACAGCGCCACCACGGTGCTGCTGAGCAACCCCACGCGATCAAGCGGCACGTTTTACGAGAGCCAGACGCGCATGGCGGGCAGCTGGTGGACGCGCCGCTGGTCGTGCGTTGACAGCCCGCTTGTCAGCGACGAGTTCGTTGACGAGATGCGGATGCGCTACGGGGAGGAGAGCAACGCGTTCCGCATCCGCGTGCTTGGCGAGTTTCCGCTGGCGGATGATGACACGATCGTGCCGTACCACTTGGCTGAGGCCGCGATGCGGCGCGACATCGAGGTTGCGCCGAATACGCGCGCCGTGTGGGCGATTGATCCGGCGCGCTTTGGCACCGACCGCACCGCGTTCTGCAAGCGCGAGGGCAGCGTAATCACGGAGATCAAGTCGTGGCGCGGGCTTGATCTGATGCAGACCGTTGGCCGCGTGATGGCTGAATACGATGCGCTGCCCCCGTCGCAGCAGCCCAGCGAGATCCTTGTTGACAGTATTGGCATAGGGTCGGGCGTCGTGGATCGGATGCACGAGCTTGGCGCCCCCGTGCGCGGCGTAAACGTCGCCGAGGCTCCCGCGATGAAGGAGACGTATAATAACTTGCGCACGGAGCTGTGGTTCAAGTGCAAGGCGTGGCTGGAGGATCGCAGCTGCAAGCTGCCCAGCGACGACGAGCTGCTGGCTGACCTGACCGGCATCCGCTACGCGTTCACGTCCTCTGGGAAGATGGCTGCCGAGAGCAAGGACGCCATGCGCAAGCGCGGCCTGCGCTCGCCTGACCTTGCCGACGCCGTGTGCCTGACGATGGCGTCAGACGCGGCAACGGCCCTGAGCGGGCCGATGTCACGTTGGCGTGGTGCGCTCAAGCGCAACCTGCAGGGGATTGCGTGACCGCGTAAAAGCGTTTACCCTACCCCCACATGGACAAGCGCTCCTGCTCGCGCTATCTATGCTTCATTGCGAGTTTCCTCCCTGTCTCGCGCAACTTGGCCCCGCCGCGTTCCTCCCATTGCGCGCGCGGGGTTTCTTTTTGGCGTTTTAATGTTATTATGCTGGAAGATATAACGGAGGTTGCGATGCCCAAAGTTGGATCGAAGCACTACGCGTACACGCCCAAAGGCATGGCGAAAGCCAAGGCCGCCGCCAAGAAGTCTGGCAAGAAGGTGTCATACGCGAAGAAGAAAAAATAATGTGGACGGCGCTGCTCCTGCTGTGCAGCGTCGAGCGTGGTTGTTTTTCGTTTGGCAGCCCTGTGATGCAGAGCGAGAGCCAGTGCATACAGTCCATACCGAGCGGGCTGAAATACGCGCAGCAGATGTTTCCTGCATACCGCGCAACTGATTATAAGTGCGTCCAGTGGGGCGAAGGAGCATAGGATGCCGAAGAAGGGTTTATACGCCAACATCCACGCGAAGCGTAAGCGCATCGCTGCTGGGTCTGGCGAAAGGATGCGCAACGTAGGCAGCAAGGGCGCGCCCACCGCGAAGGCGTTTAAGAAGGCCGCGAAGACCGCGAAGAAGAAGACCGCGTAATGAGCCGCACGAGGGCAGAGAAGATCGCAGCAGCGAAGAAGCGCCACGGGTTCACGGCGGTGAATAAGCCGCGACGCGGCGGGCCGAAGAAGTTTGAGGTGCTGGCGGTTGAGGGCGACACGGTGAAGAAGGTTAACTTTGGCGACCCCGCCAT